TAATAGCTAAAATAGTAATCATTGCCCCATGCGTGGGATAACTCTGGTGAACTTTCAAGCATCATTAGTTAAGTAGTAAAGCCAAAATAGGAGATTATTATGGCTGTTGCAGCACACGTTAGTCGGGTAGCCAAGGAGTACGCTCCTTTTGGCTATTCGATTATGTCGGATGCCTTTTGCACGGTTGGTCGCCTCGAAGGGGCTTCAAACCTTGCATCGACAATTGCGACGAACCCGGTTTCAATTGCTCTTCTTCCTGCTGATGACGCTGATGTTTACATTGAAAGCGTTCATCTTTGGGTCTCCGCGCAGGTAGGAACTCACGATGGCACAAACCATTTCAAGTTCTTTATCAAGCGCGCCGACAATGACGGAAGCCTGAGCAACGCTGTTGAGCTTGTTTCGACTGGCTCGGGGAACTCAAATGAGATTCCTGTGAACACTCTTGTCAATGTCGGCGTTGACCAGAATCAGGTGATTCCAAAGGGAAAGGTCTTTCACCTCCACATTACTGAGCACGGTAATGTTGAGACCCTCGCCCTTGACGGCCTGTCTGTCCTGGTCCGCTACCGTCGCAAGGCGTAGTCTAAAACTCACTCGCTCTAGGAGGGTTGTTCGTGAACCTCTCGGAACTCAGAACAGCTCTTCAAGAGCGGCGTGAGGACTACTCCCAGTCCGACGCAAAGTTAAACCGCCGAATCAATCAGGCGTACCTAGACATTTGCTCTAGGAGAAGGTGGGGATGGCTTCGCAGAGAAGCTTCCTACGCCACCCACGCTGCCTTCTTCAAGGCAAACACCGGGGCCAACAACAACACCCCTTCCGCCGATGGCGTCTACGTTGTTGGAACAGAATCCGGTAAGCGATTAATTGCAATCTCGCAGTATACGAACGCTCCCGTGACCGTTATGGGCAAGCGGGTAAAAATCGACAACGATTTCTACCGAGTCGTAAACGTCAATCCAACGGGGAATAAGTGGACGCTAGACCGCCCGCTTCGTTGTGCCCAAACCATCGCCGCTGGCCCTACTGCAAACCACTCCATTAAAATTATCTATGACGAGATTGCCCTGCCAGTTGGGTCGCTAACCGTCGTCAACACGACTCTGTTTAGGGGAGGCGCTTCCTCCTACGGCACGCCGCTCTCTATGGCCGCTATTAGCCCGTCTGAGCTTGCCTACCTAGAGATGGATGTCGAGGGTCGGCCCACCCGGTTTGCGACCACCAGGAAGGAGCCTATCCCCGCTCCTCAAAACGCCCTCTCTGGGCTCTCCGTCGTCAGTGGTTCGGGCCTTGCCGTTGGAACCTACAACTACTGGTTCACCCATGTAGACAAGCAGACCGGAGCCGAGTCTGCCCTTAGCCCTTCTGTGGCTGTGACAATCTCTGACGCCGCTGTTGGCTTGGTCATTATTCCGTCTACTACGGCGCGAAAAGACTTCAACATCAGGGTCTACAGAAGCCGAGCAAACGGGACTACTCCGTACCTTTTGCACGATCCGCAGAATGTAACCATCTCCCTGACCGACGACACCACGGATGATTACTTAGGCCCTGCTGGCCCCAACAGCGCCTCGTCTCTGTTCATGCAGCTTTATCCCATCCCGGATGATGAGTACGACATTCGCTCCATCATTCAGATGGAGGCAAAGCCAATGAGCGAGGACAACGACCGTCCTCTGTTCGACGCTGAGTTCCATCACATTATCCTCGACGGAGCAGAAGCTCTGATGCTGGATGCGGCAGATGAGCAGGGCAGGGCGAACTCTGCCCGTCAAAGGTTTGAGATGGGGATTGCCAGGATGGGTGGCCTCGATAAAACCAACCTGCAAAACACGATTGTCTGGGGCGGTCGAAGGCGCGCTATGGGCAGAACGACTTGGCAGTACAGCACTGGCACCAGTGAATCTGACTTTAAGGCTTAGCCATGTCTGGAGCCCGTGGCAAAACCGTTCAGTTTGACCCTAGTCAGGTTGCCGGCCTTGACGACAAGGTTTGGCAAAAAGAAGGATCTTCTACAGACTCGATGGGGGTTTTCTTCTCTCTTCGAGGAGAAGTCCTAAAAGCTCCTGGGATTGCTCCGCTTGTCTACAAGTGGAACCACAGGAACGACAAGCACTCAACCCCAGTAAACCCGTTCATCGGAAACCCGATTGTCTCCATCGGCTCTTTCCAGAGAGATGGCGCTACGGACATTCTCGTGGAGTTTGGGGGTGGCCTGTACCACCTAGACGGCAACGAGGTAACGAAGCTTATTGATGGCCGGTACAACGCAAGGACGCCTTATGAGGCAACTCGCTTCTTGCAGGTTGGCAATGTGCTTGTCATCACGAATGGCAAAGACCCCAACCTAAAGTGGGACGGAGTAAAGCTTAGCCCCCTTGGGATTGCCGGAACCCCGACAGCTCCAATCATTGCAGAGCGCGACCCAGGCAACGGCACGGTAGACGTAAACACCGGCAGCTCAATTAGTGACGCAGACCCAAGCTCCAGTCTTTCTATGTGGAGCGGGTTTTCAATCCAGAAGAACGGCACCACAACGAGCGACCCCTACCGCTACAAGCTCACCTGGGTAAACGATGCTGGGCAGGAGTCAGAGGCCAGCGCAGCTTCTAACTCTGTCACCGATGCAGACACTAGAGAAAACGCGCTCTACACAATTTTGGTGGCAAACCTTTCTGACACCGCGCCCTCCGACGACATCAATGGCCGCATCCTTTACAGGTCGATGGATGGCATCACTTACTATGAGATTGCCTACCTTCCAGGCACCACAACCGACACTTACTTTGACTCAACTCCTCCAGGGCTGACCCTCTCTACCGCTTTGGCAGAGGCCGGAACAAACCTGCCTCCTCCTCTGTGTAAGTGGGCGTTTGAGTTTAGGGGGCGCACCTACTACGGGGCTGTGGCCGAAGACCCGCTCCTTCTCTACTACTCAGAAGATGGAGGGGCGAAAGAGGCCGTGAAGGCCAGCAACTTTATCGTCATCTCCTCTGATGGCAGCGGCGACGAAGTAACGGCCTACGGCCTAGGTAGTGACTTTGCTTTGATCTTTACGAACCGAAGCACTCACATGCTGACCCATGACAAAAACGGCCTGCCGATTATGACCCCGGTAAGCCGCACTATTGGGGCTGTTTCCGACAGAGCTGTTACTGGCTTTGGCAATCGAATTTTCTTTATCTCGGAGTCTGGCCTTTACGCTTTTGACGGCTCAAAGGTTTTGCCAATCAGCGCAAAGATTTCTGAGCAGATTAAGAACTTACCTCCAGCACACCTGAAGGACATTGTTGCTTGGTCTGACGCAGTAAATCGCAGGGTCTACTTCAGCGTTGTCTCAGGAGCCTCTTCGGTAAACAACGAAGTCTGGTCAGTCCATATCGACACAGGGGCAGTCTCTAAGCTGCCTTTCCCGGTTACCGCTGCCGTTCGCTACAAGGGCGAGACAATCGTTGGGTTCAACTACCCTGACGCCGCAAGCTCTCCAGTCTACGACCTTGGGCTGTGGGGAGCTTCGAACTCTCTAGGCCGGTCGGACAGCGGCTACGAAGGCACGTTTGAGACTCGGTGGATTACCGGGAAAAACCCTCAGACAGACAAGACGTACTTTAGGCTCGATGTCTTCTACGTTCAGACGGCCAACAAAGACATGACGGTAACGTGGCACACGGACTGGGACAGAGACTCGATTGGGTCAACGACCTTTAAGTTGTGTGACCCTGACGCGCTTACCTGGGATGAGGTTTCAAACGGAACCCCTCTGACATGGGGAGATGTTTACTCCCAGAAAACCTGGGACGAGTCTCGCGTTCGCTGCAAGCGGATTAACTTCAGCGTAGCTGACACAGCAAAGTACCCGTCAGACCAGCCGCTTACGGCAAAGTGCATCAAGCTTACGTTCTCTACTACTGCCGACAAGACTCCCTGGAAGTTGGTCGGGTTTATGCTGCACAGCGAGGATCACGGAATCAGAGCCGAAGGAACCGATTGATGGATAGAATCATCAAAAGGATCCAGGTTGCCCTAGCTTCGCTAGACCTTGGCATAAGCAGAGAGAAGTTCAGAAACGACTTTCTAGGCGCTCTTAACCAAGCCTTGCGTGAGGTTGGCGGAAGCCAGATTGAAAGTCTTGAGGACGAAGGCGCTCTTATTCGAGCAGCCCTTATTCTTGAGGGAGAGGTCTAATGCACTACGTCGTCAAAGAAGGCATCTCCGCAGATTTGGTTGCTGACGCAGACTCCCTGATGAGGGAATTTTACCGAGCCGACGAGGCG